CTTCAATAGCAGCCGCTTATGATCTACAGGACCAGATAGATTTTGATTCAGAGTCGATGGATCTAGCCAGCGATTTTTCCGAAATGGATCTGGTTGGTGAGTGGCTATAACGCAACTCTGGGGAGTCACGGGGTCGGAGATAGACGATGTCTGGCCCAGTGTAGAGCCTTTTATCCAGAGGGTTGTGGATAAGGGTTCGGACAAGACCGCAAAGGAAGTCTTTAAGGGATTGAAGGGCCGGCGCTATCAACTCTGGGTAGCGTGGGACGAGGAGATCAGGGCCTGTTGTATCACGGAGACGATACACTACGAGCCTGACGGACTTCTGTGTTCAATCCTCATGTGCGCCGGTGATAATTTAAGACGCTGGATTAAACATATCAGGACAATCGAGGAATGGGCGGAGTCAAAGGGCTGTTTCGCTATTGAATTAGTCGGGCGAAAGGGCTGGGAGAAAATCCTTGAATATAAGGTAACGGGATACGACGAAAACGCATTGATAATGAGAAAGATGTTAAAATGAAAAGCTCAAGACCGCAACAGACAGGAACGCAGGTAGTTACCCAGACGAATGACCCGTGGAGTGGGCAACAGCCATTCCTCGAGACGGGATTCCAGAGGGCGCAGACGGATGTTCTGGAAAAACCCGAAACATTCTTTCCGGGGTCTACCGTGGTTCCCTTTGATCCTGTCACAACGGAGGCTCTGGGTTCAATCGAAAGCAGGGCGAGAGCCGGTTCCCCTCTTGTCCCGACAGCGCAGGAAGCTATAAGAAGTGCGGCAAGCGGCGAATTGCTGGAGCAGAACCCGTTTTTAAGCCAGACCAACCCCTATCTTCAGGATGCTATCGACGCGGCGACCCAGGGGATTACGAGAAATTATCAAAGTGTCGTCGAGCCTGGAATTGATGCGGCATTCTCCAGCCGTGGAAGATATGGCAGCGGACTACAGGCCGAGGCTATAGACAGGGCGCAGGAGAACCTTGCAGACCAGTTGGCTGATGTTGGTACACAGATGGCCTTTGGTGACTATGGTCTCCAGAGACAGGCGTATGATACCGAAAGAGCCAGACAGATGGCGGCGGCACAAGTGGCTCCAGGCCTGGCGGCACAGGACTACGTTGATCCCGGACAATTACTTTCGGTAGGCGCGGCAAGGGAAGGTCAGGCGGCGGCACAGTTACAGGAGGATATTAACAGGTTCAACCTGGAACAGACCGCGCAGAAGAAAGCCCTTGCCGACTATATGGCGCTCGTCGCCGGGGGGCAGTACGGCGGAACGTCTTCAACCTCGACCCCGATCTATCAGGATACTTCAAGCAATGTCCTGGGCAATATAGCCTCCCTTGCGGGGGTAGGCGGGTCACTGTTCGGCGGCATGGGGCCGTTCGGTGCGTTTGGCGCATTCGGATAGGGGATAGATCATGGCTAAAGTAGTTCCACAGAACCCCATGAACGCCTATTTCACTCAACTCGCAGACCCGCGCTATAGACAGGCAATGCAGCAACAGAACCTGTTTTCCAATCTGCTTAATTTCGGGGCGCAAATGAGCGCGGCGGGAGCGCCGTCTTTTGATCCGGGTTATGCGGGCAGAACCCGTGCCGGTGCCTTGGCTGGTCTGGGTAAAGGCTTAATGTCAGGCAATCAGGCTTATCGTGACCAGATGATGAACGCCATGAAGCTGAAGTCAATGATGGATACGAGCGGATTAGCCAGACAGAAAATACGTCAAAAAAACGAGGCAAGAAAGAAAATGATGGGGTTATTTGGTGGGTCTGGTACTCAAGCAAAAGCCCCACAAATACAACAACCCGCAGATGCAATAGATCAAACGATAGTAGGTGAAGGGGATTTACCGAAAACGCCTTCAATCACAAGCGCACCAATGAACGATGTTACACTTAATAAATACGGGTATGTTCCGTCACCAGGCAGAGAAGCACAATTAAGAATGCTAGCATCAACGGGCGAGGCAAAAGATGTTTCTCAAGCAATGGGAGAGTTTCGCAAGATAGACAATTCTTTAGTAAAAGACGCACGGGATCGTTTGCAAAAGCCTTTTACATCTTTCCGTGAAGCGATTGTTAATCAAGATAAAGCAATTACTGCTTTAAATCGAGCTGATGGCCCAGGCGACCTAACCGCAGTAACCGTAATTCAAAGGTCTATTGATAATGGTATTGTTCGCAAGGAGGATATGGATAACTGGTCACGGACATTAGGGTTTGTTGGCGGATTTAAAGCCCTCCTTGGAAGAATTGAGGCTGGCACAATCCTAACACCAAAACAAAGGACAAGTCTATCCAGAACAGCGAATGAATTATTCAACTCTCATAAATCATCATTTTCCAGTTTTTTTAATATTCAGCGATCTCTTGCGAGAGAAAACAACGTGCCTTGGCATAGAGTAGCGGGGCCAGAATTAGAGAAACTAATAAAATTAGACCCAGCAAGAAAGCCTAATCGTCCAAAGGTTGGTAATACCCCAACAGAAAAGAAATATAACTTGCAAAGTCCAGTTGTAGGGGGAACGTAATGGCCGAGAAAATTAATTATGATATATTACGGAAAAACCTACAGACGATAAGAAGTGCCGGCGGCGGTCAGAGTGCCGTCGATGATTATTTGGCTGAACTAGGTATTGATCCCAAAGACATCAGCGGAATGGTTCCTCAGGCTAGGGACGCCGCGACGTTAGGTAATTACGCCAGACAGATATTCGGCCAGGGTATGGCTCTAGGTTTGGGTGATGAAATGGTAGGCGCAATGAGGGGTGTCGTTGATGCGGCTACGAGTGACAAAACTTTTGGGAAGGCTATCAGTGAGGGCATTGATGAAGAAAGGAAAGAGGTAAAAGCGTTTGAGCAACAATACCCAGAAAGATCGTTAGGTCTACAATTAGGCGGTGGACTATTAACAGGAGGTGCGGGCGCGGCGAGGGTTGGCGCAATGAAGGCTGGTCAAACGATAGGGCCAAAGATAGCCCAAGCATTAAAAGTCGGCGTTCCGATGGGCGGAGCCGGGGGGCTTGGATTCTCAGAGGGGGGATTAACACCAGAGGGCAAATTTAGCCCAGAAGGCGCACTTAGTAGAGGAATAGGTTTAGGGTTGGGTTTGGGTACTGGCGGGGCTTTAAGCGCAGCCGTGCCTCTAGGAACCGCCGCCGTTGGTAAATATATCGCTGCCCCTATAGCTCGTATGATGCCGGGTGGTGCTGAAAGACAGGCCAAAGGATTATTCCGTGAGGCGGCAAAAGAGGATGAACTAACATCAGCGGCGGCGAGAAAAGCACTGGACGATATGCCTCCAGAAGCGGTGGTCGCAGATGTAGGCGGCGAGAGTATGAGAGATATGGCGCGATGGGCTGGATCGAAGTTCGGCGGTAAGGCTTCGACCAAGATGCTTCGTGAAAGACAAGAGGCGCAAGGCTGGAGGGTTACGGATACGCTCGACGAACTGGAGACACGCTCGCTGGATGACTTTCTGGAAAACACTGCAAATCTAAGAAGGACGCAAGCGAATAAAGACTATGGGGTGGTTTATTCCAGGGAAGTTCCTGTAACCCCTGAACTTGCTGAATTAATGGAAAACCCAGTATTTCAGGAGATGTATAGAAAAGCTGGAAGATTAGCCCAATATGATAATGTAAAACTACCCAAGTTGGTAAAAACAGAGGAGGGAATAACTACATATGCCAAACCCACTGTTCGTTCCCTTGATTACATGAAACAGGCTTTGGATGATAAGGTTAATAAATTATATCGGGGAGGGTCAGGACAGGAAGCGTCAAAAGCAAAAGCGTTAAGGGATAATTTAAGGGATGTTATGGACGATGCCATCCCCGAATATAAGGTGGCTCGGTCAAACTATGCGGGTTATGCAGCGGCAGAGGAGGCGGCGGATTTAGGGAAAAAGTTTATCCAAAGCCCAAGAACCAGAACACCTAACTGGAATAAAATGGGCGACCACGAAAAGGAGGCGTTTAGAGTAGGGGTTGTTGATGAGTTAAGATTTAAGGTTATGACATCTCCTGACGGTGCCGATGTAATTAAGAAGATATTTGGAAACAAGCTGGCAAGAGAGCGCCTTAAATCAGTTTTTGAACCAGATGATTTCGCCACGCTGGAAAAAAGAATGCTCCAGGAAAAAGCCATGTTTGAAACTCATGGCAAGTTTGGCGGATCTCAAACAGCAGTGCGGGAAATGGATGTGGGAACTGCCGGGAAGACTGCGGGAGTAATGAGTGACGTTTTAAGGGCTACCGCTGGTGACTTGGGGGGGGCGGCAAGTCTTGTCGGTCGAGTGAAAGCCAGGGCGGGCGCACCTCCAGAAGCAGTAGCGAAACATTTAAGCAGTTATTTATTAAATCCCGACCCGATGGCGAGAGCTAAGGCGCTGGAAATTTTAAAGGTTGCTCCTCGATTAAGGCAAGGAGGGCGTTTAATACCCGGAGCGTTACCTGGAGGGTTAAGTGGTTATGCTCCTAATATTAATCCCTGGACACCAAGAGGTAGAAGATAATGGCCGAAGTCAAAGACCTGAATGTAACCGACGCTTCTAATACGGCTCGATTTCCAGAGAACCAAACGCCGAGTTCTGTAAATAACGGTGCTCGCGCCCTTGAGGGGATGTTGGCGCGATTTTACGCCGATACCAATGGATCAATATCCTCCTCTGGATCATCAAGTGCTTATGTCCTGGCGGCTTCCAGAACCATATCCACGATTGCTGCTGGTGATGCATTTGTTTTCAAGGCCAATCATGCATCGACGGGAGCTGCTACCATAGCGATAGATGGACTTGCCACTAAAAGTATAAAAAAATTCAATGACCAGGCGATTGCCGCGAATGACATAGAAAGCGGGTCGATCTGCCATATCGTTTACGATGGCACCAACTTCCAGTTAATCAGTTCCCTGGCTACGGGAGCGGGTATAGCAAGCGTGGTGGCAGATTCCACTCCTCAGTTGGGCGGTCAGCTTGACGTCAATGGACAGGCCCTTGGCGACGGCACTCTGGAATTACTGAAATTCTCCGAGACGGGTTCGGCGGTGAATGAATTTACCATAGCCAACGCCGCGTCGGGGAATGGTCCTACCCTTTCGGCAACGGGAACCGACAGTAACGTGGACATTAACATTTCGGCAAAGGGCAGCGGCGTGGTTGCCGTCTCTGGCTCGATGAACCCATCCCTTACCTCGACAGGTAAGGCGTTGGTGCTTGGCTTTTAAGGAGTAAATTATGGCAAGTGAAATATTAAGCGTATCCCACACGGCGGGGGTTACAAATTCCGAGAGCGTTCTGCTAAATGGCGTCAACGGTCACACCTACGCAATCATCAGTATTCACATGTGTGAGACCGCCGGGGCTGCTGAGACTGTGGATTTATATATTGATGACGGCGGCGGTGGAACGGATTACGAAATCCTCTCGGACCAGGCCTTGGGTGCTAACGAGACCTACGTTCACAATGACCGCATTGTCATTGTAGACGAGGATCACCTTTGCGCTGCTACGGCCTCTTCAGCGAACGTGGATATTATTGTCTCATATCTTGACATTACCCGTTAGGAGATTCCAATGAGCGGAATACTTACAGACAATATCGGTCGGTCGTCAGGTCTGGTGAAAGCGGCTGGCGGCGGCGCATGGAACCTGATTGGAACACAGGTGGCGTCAACCAGTGCTAATCTAACACAAACCGGATTGGATAGCACTTACGACACTTATGTGGTTGCACTGTCTGATTTGATCCCATCCTCTGACAACCAGGATCCGTATTTGCGTCTAGGAGATAGTAGCGGCATCGATAGCGGCTCAACAGATTATGCCTATGGTTGGAGTGGTTATAATGTGAATGATACGTCGCATAGTATCGTTGGCATTAATGATACTCAAAACTCTGAAATTTCTTTTTCTAATTCATGCTGCATTATGAATGGGGTTGGCAACGCTTCTGGTGAAGGTATCTCGGGAATGTTCTATATAGGCCAGCCAGGTGATAGCACCATGAAAACCACCATCCAGGGTGATGCCACGTTTATGGATAGCACCGGCGTTCCTGTCAGTGTCTTCAATGTGACTGGCATTCGTAATTCAGTCATTACGCATGACAGAGTTCAGTTCCTGTTCGCCAGTGGCAATATTGCTACAGGTCGTATGACAGTCTGGGGAATTGCACATGCGTAACTTTAAAGGAGATAGTTAAATGGCGCGACATCATATGATTAATGGTGAGAAGGTAATGTTCACACAGGCTGAAGAAGATGCACGGGACGCTGAAGAGGCGGCTTGGGAATCCGAAAAACCTGCACGGGCGTTCTCTGGTTTACGCAGTCGGCGCGATGAATTGTTGCATGACACTGATTTCTATTCGCTGTCGGACGTGGAGATGTCGGATCAAATGAAGACCTACCGTCAGGCACTTCGCGACCTTCCTGCTACTCTTGATAATTCTTCGATACTTTCATTCGATATGGAAAGTGGCTTCCCAGCCAAACCATGATGCATGGAAATCATAACTTCGCACTGGCATCAAATCGTCTTCATTATTGGCCTGATCGTTGTAGCTGTGAAGTTAAACGCACAAGTTAAGGAAATCCAGAAAGACCTTGATAACATTGAAAAAAGGGACACCTACGTCGAGACAGTAAAGCTCCGCGCAGAGGTCGATCAAATTTCAAGTCAGGTTGGTGCGCTCTGGGACTACACCAACAAATTACGCGATAAATTCAACGGACATAAATAGATGAACAGAACCGCACTGGACCTCAGTGTAGGCGCTGGGGCGATAAGTGTGCCCTGGTGGATACAGCTTACGGCAGGGCTTGAACTATGCATAGCAATTGGGGGTCTGGTGCTGATCGGGTTTCGTCTGGCGATTGCCGTGAGGGAATGGTGGCAACGGTAATGTGGTACAGCGTGGTTATTTTTACTGCAATGGGTCTGCCGATGGTTCAGATAGATGACCAGCTCGGCCCCTATCCTCACCTCCCCCAGTGTTATCAGCGCGGTTCGGTGATGATTAATGACCTTATAACTTCCGGTAAATTTCCACCTGTTATTCACGCCCAGGCGCTTTGTATCGACTCCGAAAAAAAAGAGGTTCCTGGCAAGGACGCCTGATGACATCGCGTAAAATCTACACTTCGGACCACCCGGATGTAATTCGTGCAAAACAGATTTTTCTTGATACAGGGTCAAAGGCAGAGGTTGCCCGCCAGATGGAAATTTCATCCAGCAAGGCGGTGCGCCTCATTGAGGCGTCAAAAACAGAACCCGTCATTGAACTTCCGACCTTTCCTGACGACGATATTCCCGCCGAAGAAATCCTTGACAGCCTTGAAAAGCGTTTCGATCAAAAGCTGAAGCGCGAGGAGGCAATCAAGTGGTTCAAGGTCAAGGTCAACGATTCCAAGCCTACGGGATGGGTATTCGTAGGCGACCCGCACCTGGGGTCGAATTGTCACGTCAGTTTATTGCGTGAAGATGTCAAGATCATGACGGAGACTGAAGGTATACATTGCATTAATTTAGGAGACACGGTCGATGGGTGGGGAGGGTATCTTGCGAAGCTGTACGCCGATGAGGATGTCTCAAGAAATACGGAACAACGTTTGGCGAAATGGTTTTTACAGGACGCCGGTATCCCGTGGAGAGTGTGGCTGATTGGAAACCACGACACAATGGGGGACTTCGCGACCTATCTGAAAGCCATCAACGCCGATAAAATCCCGATGGTGGATTGGCAGGCAAAATTCTGTCTGGTTTTTCAAAACGGTTCGGAAGTCAGAATCAGTGCAGCCCATAATTTTAAAGGCACAAGCATTTATTCCAAGCTGCATGGGTTAAAGCGTGCTGCGTTATGGAATGAGAATGCTGATATTTACGTTGCTGGCCATCATCATAACTGGGCGATTCAACAGGAGGAACTGGACGACGGGCGGGTTGTCATTCTTGCAAGGAGCAGAGGTTATAAGTGGCTCGACACATTCGCAACAACACACGGGTTCCCAAACCTGCAATACGGCGGGTCCATCATCCTTGTTGTCGCGCCTGCGGAGGAAGTTCCTACGAGACGTTTGAAAGCATTCGCGGACTTAAAAGAGGGAGCGGAGTATCTGACATGGCTGAGAAACAAATAGGTTCAATTACCGTAATCCCGGAAAAACGTGCGGGCGATTTAACGGGGTTGGCGCAATTCATTCTGGAACACGATGGCAAGGTAACGTGTGCGCCTATTACGCATAGAAACCTGACTAATCTTTTAAAGGACTGTTATTTAACTCTCAAGAAAATCGAGACACTTCAAGTCGCGGATCAATTTCACAAATAGGTGAATTATGCTTACTTTACTTGGTAGTGTATTGGGGTTTGTCACTTCGACTGGCCCCGGCATATTTAAACAAATTATGGACAGCCGCCAGGATGTCAAAGACAAGGCGCACGAACTTGCTCTTATGGCTCAACAGAGCAAAGACCGGCGCGACGAGGCTGTAATCACAAGTGCCGGGGATGCAAACGTCGCCGTCCAGGAGAGTACGCAGGAGCTAACAAAGCGCGGCTCACTATGGACTGTAAACCTCGCAGCTTCCGTAAGACCGATTATTACCTACTGTTTTTTCTTCGAGTTCGTTTTGTTAACGGTTCTGAGTTCATTCGGGTATATCGATCAGGCACAATTTAACCAGATATTCGAGCCTGTCAGTGGAATTTTTGCCACTATCATTTCATTCTGGTTCGGGCAAAGGCTCGTTTCAAAGTGGGCAAAGTAGAGACAAATGAAAAAGGCGTTGACCTTATTAAATCAATGGAAGGATTTAGCCCTTCTGTTTATCGCTGTCCCGCTGATATATTTACTATCGGCTACGGCTCTCTGCATGGTCTTGATGGCGATAGGCTTGACCGCGATCATAGGGACATTACCCATAACGAGGGGACAACGTTACTTAAAAGAGACCTACGGAAAACTGAATATTTCGTTGCGAAGCTGGTTGGGGTTCCTCTGACCATTAATCAGTTCTCCGCGCTCGTCAGCCTGGTATTCAATATCGGGTCTGGTAATTTCCAGAACAGCACCCTCAGAATGAAACTCAACCGGCGTGATTATCAGGGTTGTGCTGACAACTTCTGGCAATGGCGCAGAGGCGGCGGCAGGATTCTTCCGGGTCTGGTGAGAAGGCGCGAACTTGAAAAGCAGTTATTTTTATCCTGAACACAGCGTGTACATTTTTTGTACACAGTTTCTAACTGTATCTGACAGGAAATCCTGGTATTCTGCCGTTTTTTACCATATCTGACAGTAGGGACATACGTCCCGAACGATGTGCGCTACCAGACTGCGCCACTCCCCGACTCCTTGATATTAAAGGGTTTTTCCGGTTCCCCCTATTTTCTCCAATGTACACGGTGTGTACAAAAACGAGCCTAAATCTTCAGCTTGTTTGACCAGATTTTCGGGTCTTCCATGCCGGTAGACACGTTTGACGGTTTCAAAGGAGGTTTCGGTAAACTCTGAAATCTCCTCTATTCCCCAACCCTTCTGTGCAAGCCATGTTATGGCGGTATGTTTTAATATATGAGGACTGCACCACGGGACACCGGCCCTTTGTGCCGTCTTCCTGAATGCCGTTTTAATTGATTTTAATGGCTTCCCGCTCCACTCGATTACATAATCCGTTGTCGCCATGAGGTGCGCCTCTCTAAGGGCCGTGATTAATTCTCTGGTCATAGGAACGACGGATCGTTTCTTGTTGGTTATAAACATTTCGGGGTTGTGAAAATCAATCACTCCTGCGTCCATATCAACACGGTCCCATTCAAGATCGAGAATGGCGCCCTTTCTGGCCCCGGTTGTCATGGCAATTAAAATAAAGAGTTTTATATGCGGACGGTGCGCTGATCTTAATAAATTTATTCCCTGTTCCTGAGTGAGGAATTTATCCCTTGGTGAGGATTTGGGAGGTAGCTCGACCCTTGGCGCTTTATCAATCCATCCTCGCTTCTCAGCGAGCTTTAAAGCGGCCCTCAATTCCTCCAGTTGCCGTCTGTTGTTCTTACAGAGTCGCACATGGTCTTCCACTTGTTCGGGGTACTTATTGCCCCAATATTTCTTCAGGGCCATAGCGTGGTCCCTGAGGGCTTCAGGACGGGCAACGTAGGGTGATCTTGCCCTGACCCGTGCGTCCAGAAGCTCGCCGATTGTCTTCCCGGCGGGTGATTCCAGTGCGGCCCTGAAGTTACTTAAAAAGTCTTCCGCCGCTTCTCTGTCTGGAGTATGTGTAGAAATCCTGCGTGTTGTGCCGCGCTCCGTGATTCTGACGTACCAGTTTCGTCGTCCGGGTTCTTTAATAAGGCGCGGTCCTTGTGACATTCGGTTTTCTTTTTAAATTCTTCCAGGTGTTCAGGCCAAACTCTATAATGCCCGTTGAGAGGTTTGCAAGCATTCAACTGCCCCGTAGAGATCAAATTATAAACGGTCTGGCGTGAATAGCCCAGTTTTTCACAAACCTGTGGAATGGTAAAAGCCATTATCCCCTCAGATATTTTAGTAACTGCATGGCCAGTCGCCAGGCTGCGCCGGTACTTATTTGTTCGTGGAAAAGCTTCGTATTATCCTTATACAAAATCAAAAACAACTCGCCATCCTGTTCCCTGAAATTCGGGTAGATCAATGTCCCAACTCCGAGTTAAGTTTCACCGCCTGGTCGTAGGTCAGACAGCGCATTTCCCTGACCTCAATTAACTCCTTGCCTAGGTAATTCTTCACCGAAAGGGTTATCTGGTCATATGAGTTTGATATGCTTTCCATGCATAATTTGTGGTCATTGTAAGATTGTGTCCATTGAATCCAGCCCTCTGGAATTGTGCGGGTGGTAACGACCAGAACAGTAATGAAGAAGATTTTAATCATCAGAAAATGACCAGTGCGAAATATGTAATGGTGAAAAACAAAAACACACAGGCCCCTTCGAGAAGGGTCTGGATGATTCTGCCCCGGCGTCTGAATCTCAATAATAATAAATTCTCTATCATGAATAGACCTCCGCCAGTAATTCGTCTTTATCCATTCCCAGCATTTCCTCAATTGCCGCCGCAGCCTCGTCCATAAACTGCGAAAATTCCTCGTGGGTCATGTTTGCGAAAGCGAGGGATTTGGGGATTGGAATCACTTCCCCGTCTAAAAATTTGAACTTCTCAAAATATCCCAATCTTACGGTCAGGGCGTAGCGGAACATTTCAAGCGTGGGGTAATATTCCTGATTATCGAAAGCCCTGTTAAGGAGCGCGAAAAACAGTCTGTGTTGTTTGACTGACCTTCTTCGGGGGTCTTTCACGTCAACTGTCACAATCTCACCTGTTCCGATTTTGCCTAAGACCTTAAAGGCGGTTTCAGAGTCGGGCTTCAGACCGCCGAAGTCTTTTCTCATTAAGACTTCAACCATGAATCCCTCTGACGTATATGTCGGCGTTTGCCCAGGCCTGTCCGGCATTATCGAAGCGGTTAAAAATATCCCACAGACCTTCGGTGATTTCCCTGGGGTTGAGACCTTTGGACTCCCACCAAAGCTCCTCACCACGACTATGTTGCTCTGCATGGCAAAGGGCGCAAAGTGGAGCGGTGGCTGAATCAGGCGGTTTTATTCCAATTCCACAAGGCGCGATGTAACGGACATGGGCGGCTTGAATGTTTTGATTTGTCTTGCACACGACGCAAGGCAGCGTCCGAATGTATTTTAAATATTTCGGCATTCTTTTGAACTCTGTCTTGCGTATCATGTTCATTAAAATGGAATCTCGTCGTCAAGCTCGTTGGAAACGTCCGCATGAATTCCGTCGTCTGGCTGCATGGGTTGTCTATCGTCGTAAATGTCGGACATTCTCAGGCTTTGAAACTTGCCCTTGGTGCCGGTTTTCGTCCATGCTCCAAGCTCCAGCTTTTCGCCCGCTTTTATATCCCTGTGGGCGATAATGTACCCGGTAGCGTCGGGATGGTTATCGGCGTTTTTGTATTGGTTTTTGAAAAGTGACCCGTCGCCAGGTTTAGGTTCGTAAGCCATTTTTATTTCTCCAGTTTTTCTAAAGCAGTTAATTTGTTTTCAAGTTCTCCGATAAAATCAGCAACCATTGCCCGAATTTCATCAAGCCGTTCGTCGTCCCGCTCAAACCTTCTGACGAACAGTTTCAGGTTTTCAGGCATGCGTGGGTCATAGGAAACGAATTCGACCCATTTCCTGCCAGTACACTCAAGTTGCCACAGCATTTGAGTTTCGTATTTTTTGGGAATTTTCTGGTCCAGAAGTGTCTGGATGTGCGTGGACGTGTTTGGACATTTAATCTCTATTAAGCCGTCTTTTCCAACCAGGCCGTCCGGGCTTGCCCCGCTTTCGAGCTTCTGGTGTTTGACGAATCCGATTTCCTGGACATTCTCATTTTGGTAAAATTCATAAGCCGTGCGGGCTTCGTCTTCGTGGTCTGTCCCCCACTGCATTGCAGAATTGGTATAACTGTCTGCGACCTCGCCCGTTAGTCTTTCAGCGATCAACTGCGCCATGTAATTAGCGCGGCTAGCGCCCCAGCCTGATTTGGTTTTAGCTATAACGTCGGAGACGCGGGAGGCCGTGACCTTGCCGCAGCGAATCTTGAACCACTCGTCTGATCGTTGTTCCAGACTATCCATATCCCCTCTCCTGTAAGTCCTTGGCGATGTTGTTATTTCCCCTGGCTTTTTGTTTCAACCTGGCTTTTTTCTCCAAAGACGTTTTACAAGTCACAAATTTCGCCGCTGGCATTTCCGCAACGGAGGAGATTTTGTGATGTTTACAAAATTTTATTGTGTCGGTTTTTGTGTCCTCAATTAATTTCTGGATCTCTTTTTTCTGTTTGGCGGTTATCTTTTTAATAATTTCTTCGGCGGCATTCCCGTCGTCGTCCGTTTCAACATCACCTTCCAAGCCTAGAATGCTCTGGATTGTGTAACGTCTCATGTAAGTAATTGCCGACCCTGTCTGCTGGGGAGTCCCAACTGGAAGAGGTATAGCAGACCGTAGATATTGCCCGCTCTCATGGAAAAGCGTGGCGACGATCTCAGTGCCGTTTCCATTGTTTAAAATTTGGTGAGTAACGTCTAAACCATTCCCAGCTAGAGCGCCTCCGCAAGCGTTCCAGATGTCGTCTAATGTTGAATACTTACTTTTAAAGTGCGGATTAATCCCGCTTTTCTCTAGCTTCTTGAAACTGGACCTGGCAGCAATCTTGGCTTTCAGAACTTCGTTAATCTTATCGGATTCCATCTGCATCATACTCCTCCCACCCCAGGGCGAACAATTGACGCCATTTCTTGAAAATATGTGTCCCTACCACGGATTGCCTCCTCTAAATCATCAAGAATTAATCCGGGGTCACGCTTTCGGATGTCGTTTTCAATTTCCGCAGAGAATCGCTCCGCTGGAATCCACTTGTTTGAATCCTCGCCAATAGTTTGTATGAAAATTTCTACGTTGTTTTCATGGCCAACGTTAACCCTGCATTCCATTTCTGCGACGAAATGCCCTCCGACCTTCGGGTAGTATGTGTAATAAAACATGAAATCCTATCTCCTCATTAATTTCGAGAAGATAAGTTTTATTCACTAATATGTCAAGTTTTAATTGATATTGTCGTCTATTATTATTTTAGTTTCGTAAAGTTTATAATGTCAGCCCCAGTGTTATGAAGCTGTTCTTCGTCCCCGCCGTCTAAAGCCCGTTCGTAGACGGTAGTTATAATTTTCGCCATTAGCTCTGGCTCGACACCAAAATTCAATTTCCGACATTTCTCAATTGAAATCCGCGCAGCCCGTTCCAGTAACTCCAGGTCAATATCGGTTTGGCTCGACCTGTGTTCTCCAATCATGATGTATTCTGGAGAGGTTCTGAGTGTGCTGCACAGACGCATCAACATAACACTGTTAGGTGTCATTTCCCCCTTTTGCCACTGAGAGACGGTTTGACGGGATACACCGATGCTGTCCGCCAGTTTCTTGGCACTAATGTCCAGGTCTTTGCACAACTGGTGCAGTCTCTCACCCATCTTTTTTGGGTCGTGTTCCATATCCACCTTTTTTGTCATTATTAGTTGTTTTGTTAATGCAAACTTAACATAGGTGCAATGCTTAAAGTTCAATTAAAACTTGACAATAAAGTATTGTTTAGTTTACGAATGTAACCATGACTGAAATTATTACACAAATTTGTAAACCTAATGGTGGGGTCACTCATATTGCGAAAGCACTGGGGATCTCCCGTCAGGCAATATATCAGTGGAAGGAAATTCCGCCAAAGCATCTGGTCGCTCTTGAGAAAATCACGGGCGTTCCACGGGCCGAGATGAGGCGGGATTTGTATGAGTAATCTCGATTTATTTGAGAGATACCCAAACGTTCCAGGTCATCGTGGAATTGATACCTCTATTCATGCGGCGGAGAGTATAAAGCCGAAAAGCAAAATTCTCCGCCAGACGGTATTAGACGCCCTCTTAGATTACGGCCCTATGTCAACCTTGGAAATCTGCATGGTGACACATGAGGAATACTCAAACATCCAGCCCCGAACCTCAGAGTTAAAGGCTAAAGGAAAGATAGAAGATACTGGAATCCGCAGGAAAACACCATCTGGAAAATTGGGGATAGTCTGGGGGTTGGTCTAGTGTGTTTCAGGTCCTGGATCTTTTCTCAGGTATTGGCGGCTTTTCTTTGGGGCTGGAAAGAACGGGCGGCTTCAAGACTGCCGCGTTTTGCGAGATCGAGGAATTCCCCAGAAGGGTTCTCAAAAAGCACTGGCCTGACGTTCGGATCTATAAGGATGTACGAGAGTTAAATGCCCAGCGCCTCGCAGACGATGGAATTATTCCCGACGTTATCACTGGGGGATTCCCATGTCAGGACATTTCCGTGGCGGGAAAACAGGGCGGCATCGAAGCCGAGAGATCAGGACTCTGGGATGAACTCTGCCGACTTATTGGCGACATACGACCGCGCTTCGCAATCGTGGAGAACGTCGCAAACTTGCTTTCTGGCCCTAGCGAACAGCGAGGGGGATGGTTTGGAAAGGTTCTCGGAGACCTGGCCCAGATCGGGTTTGATGCGGAATGGGAAGTCATATCGGCGAAAGATGTTGGATGTCCCCACCTCAGAGAGCGGGTCTGGATTGTGGCGAACGCCGGATGCAAACATGGGGAATCGGGGGCCGAAGTCGACGAAATTTTACGAGGAGTGTCTAAGAACGGGGAAGTCAGCGGTCGTGCTGAACGACCAAGTAAGACACAATTTGTGGCCGACGGTAGAAACAAACTCTGGTCAGCTAAACCCCGACTGGGTCGAGACTTACTTGATGGGGTATCCCCCTGGATGGACGAGCCTGACATCCCCAGAGTCGGAGTCGGAATCCCCGACAGAAGCAAAAGACTCAAGGGAATCGGAAACGCAATCGTGCCTCAAATCGCAACCCTTATCGGACAGGCAATTTTAGATGTCTAAGTACAGGAACATTAAAACTGAGGTGGACGGGATTATTTTTGATTCCAAGGCTGAAGCCAAGCGGTATGCGGAACTAAATCTTCTGGAAAAAGCCAATGAGATTTCCGATCTCAGATTACAGACTGAATTCGACTGTGTAGTGAACGGCCAGAAAATCTGCACGTACAGGGCGGATTTTGACTACTGGATCAGAGAGGAGTTTTCGCCCGATGACAAGTATGTCGTTGAGGACGTAAAGGGATTCAGGACCCAGGTCTACAGGCTCAAGAAAAAACTGGTCGAGGCTCTCCACGATATTGAAATTCGCGAGGTCAAGACATGAACTGCCCCAAGTGTCATGGCAAGGGCGTCATTCCGATGAACCGGCTTGATCATGCCCGCGTTGAGGGAGCGGTCGGCAGCCGTCTGGTTCCCTGTGACTATGAAGGTTGTCATGCCGGTCATACGCATTGCTGCGACGGCCTGGAAGAGGACGAGTGGACTCTTGAATACCGCTGGGTAGGCCATAACGAGCCGATCCCCGAAGGGTTCAAGTTGGCCAATGAAAAGCAAAGCCACCATTCAAGGCATTCCAGACTGGTGGTGAAGGAATATTTATGAAGTGGTCTGAACAAAAAGAAGCGGAATTAATATCCCTCTGGAAAACAGGTCTGACCTTCAGGGAGATAGGCGAAAGACTTGGAATGAACCGCTGCATGGTGGCGGGGAAGCTCTCCCGCATGGGATGAGAAGGAAATTAAAAAGTTCATGGGGGGTGCCGGTACGACCTTATGAAAAAAAAGGCGATTGGGAAAAAAGGGGAAATTTTAAATTCTGCCAATGGCTGGAAGAGGAATTCTGCCATACCCCGATTAGCCTTAACCGGAGTTTTGCATTTTGTGATCACCATATAAAAAAGGTAATGAGGCAGGGAGTAAACAATGACAATATTCAGTGAAAGAGACGCAGCAACTTATTTTAATATTAAGTTTAAATATCCACGGGTACACGAGCCGTTGAAATCGGTCAGGCGGGTTGTTCAAAATGAATTTAACCTGACGAAAAAACAGATGTGCGGTCGTCAGCGCAACAGAAATATTAGCTGGCCTCGCTTCATTGCCTGGTGGCTTTCCACCGAGGTCACCTACAGTAGTTTTCCTGAAATTGGCCGGGCTTACAACGTTGACCACACCTCCGTAATGCACGGCGTTAAGCGGGTGAAAGAGTGGGAACATGCCAATCCTGAGTGGTGGGATAAGGCGCAGGAAATAAGAGGAGAATTTCTGTGAGTACCCTTCCGTTCATGCCGTTTTTTGTAGGGGATTATATTGCCGACACGCCTGAGTTATCAATCGAGGCGCATGGAGCTTATTGTCTGATTCTTTTTTATACCTGGAAGGGGAGGAGGTTTCTAGAGGACGACGACAAGAAAATGTGCCGTGTTTTACGGGTTGAAAGCAGGAAATGGCAGCGCATAAAATTAGAGATTTTACCCTACTTTGATTTGTCCAATGGAACATTTTTTCAACAAAAATTAAACGAAATGCTTGCAGAACGCGAACAAAATTCCAACAGAAACCGAACAAATGGACGACTTGGCGGCATAGCTAAATCTTTGAAAAATAAAGATACCACCCTAGCGAACGCTACGAAAAATTCTAGCATACTAGAACTAGAATCAGAATTAGAATCAGATAAGAAAGAAATATATAAAGAAAGGTTTGGCGCTTTCTGGGAACAATATCCGAGGAAAGTCAACAAAGCGAAATCGTTTAAAGCGTATCTGAAAGCAACTCAAAATTTTACGCATCAAGAAATTTTACACGGTCTGCTGAAATATAATTTTAACCCAGACCCTAAAATGATCCCCCACGCATCAACATGGTTAAACGGAGAACGGTGGAATGACGAACCAACTGACTACGCAACCAGAACAAACGAATCTTCCAACGCAATGGAAGCGTACCAAGATTTCATTTCTCGAAGAGAAGCTGTCTCCTGATTTTGATTTTCAAGGATTTAAATTTAACCGCAAGGTGACGGTGGCTGAACTTAACAAAGCTCTTGAAGAAATAAAATCGTCGCTGATCCCTGCGAGTGACAAGGAGATAGCTGGAGAACTATTAAAATTAAGATCTTTAACTAAAACCAGAAATGAAGGCAAAAACGACATAAGAATAATGATGGAGAGTTACGCGGAGAAATTTAGGGAGTACCCCAGAGATGTTGTGCTGGAAGTTCTAGGAATGGCACCAGGCCGGCATAAATTCTTTCCCGCATGGGCTGAGTTAAAGGAAGAACTTGATTGGCGGTCTGGATACGCCAAGGAAGCGGTAGCCACAATCGAGGGAAAGATAATGTCAAGGCGTTTGCAAGAATTGAAATGATTGATATTTCAGAACAAAGCCAGCAAGCCTATCAATGGGCGACCAGGGAAACATTAAAAAAGGCGCGGCGTGATCCTATTTTAGTATGGGCTGAAAATAAAAAGCTCAATTCAGTCCTGCAGGAATCGGTCTGGGGGATCAGGAGGGCGGTCAAGTATATTCGCAGCGAGGTTGATTTTCAGTCCCTGGATTATGCCACTCTCGATTGTCCGAGGGGCCGGGGAAATACGAACAATGAGAGGGAACCCAAGGACGTCAGAAGATATTTAATCTGGTCTAGCGGGGTGCTGGGCCGGTTCGGTTCGAGGGGATTGAACATGATCGTCAACTGTATCGTGGAGGGAGACGAGTGCGACTGGGGTTTGTTTTCATCAACTATCAAGGATTATTAGGTTCGGGCGCGTTCAATCACGGCGCGGGAGGTCGTTAAAGGGTTTGAGCGGTGCGCCCACCGGGGACGGTTCCAGACCGCTCAATCCATTCCCATGAGGTGAAATGTCGGCACTGCTTTGTCTAGCGTTGAATGTCTATTTCGAGGCCAGGGGTGAAGCTACCCTCCTGTCAATGGCTGCGCCCTCATTTGTCGTATTGAATCGGGTAAAGGACGACCGCTACCCGAATGATATTTGCTCCGTGGTTAAACAGGCTAAAACCTGGCGTGGCAATCCAATTAGGAATCAATGCCAGTTCAGTTGGTATTGTGACGGTCTTAGTGACAGACCATTGAATAAACCGGCTTTTGAATTTTCCATGCTGATAGCGCGGCTGGTCATGGAAAGGCGTATAGAGGACGTGACCGACGGGGCGACTCATTACCACGCTGATTACGTCAAGCCGGAATGGAAAATCTATAAAACCTTCACGGCGAAGATAGGGTCTCACCTTTTCTACAGGTGGGAACGCTCCTGAAACCTGTCAATTTTTCTTTACTTTTCTGTCATATTTAGTTGACTATCCGTTAGTGCTAACGTATACTATCTTTATTGAAATAAGGAGAAAGAAGATGACTAAATTAACTGATATTAAATTACACTCTAGAATCGAGAATTCTATAAAAAAACACACAGCATTCTGTGGTGTGTTTCCTGAGGATTTTGATAAATGTGACATTAAACTTGTCTCCAGAGCCTCTGGAATCAAGGCGAAATATATTTGGGACTACTGGAATTATTGGTACGAGAACGCAGCCTAGATTTGGCTAGTGCCGCTTAATTTTGTTTTAAGGTTATGAGAAAACAACGGAGAAAACAGATGACTAAATTAACTAAAACACAGAACAACGGTTTGCAGGAATTATTGAGGAGAGGCGGCGTGGTCCCTAGCAGCGAGTGGACCACAGGAATCGGACGCCACACAAAAAAGCGAATGATCCCGCCGTTTTGTGCAGAGCTATACGCAGAGAATTGGTCTGCTGGTAAAAATCTAAGGGGAGAGATTGGGCGTGCTTACAAAAAACTGAAAACCGATAGACCTCGAATAAAACTAGTCGTCGCCTGTAATCAGTTGAGGGCTGCCAGGGCGGCTATAAATGGGTAGGTCCCCATTGGAAAACGCAAAGGGTTCCGCTGAGAGAGTGCGGGACTTTGTGAGACGGCAGAAGAGGAAGGGGTGGGTTAGGAAGTTTGTATGGATACCCAACACCCTGGAAGCCAATCAGGAATTGAAGGAACTAGAGAAGAAACTACAGGAGAAGGGATAATGATTAAATGGAACGAGATTAAATACGATTTGATTGGTCAAGACCTGGAGAGTTACGAGGGAGAACCCGGATATTGGAATGCAGACCAGACAACATTGCCGCCTGTGGGAATGAGTGTTTTGTTTTATTTCCCGCCTTACAAGCAAGGAGAACAATCGGGCGTTTATTACGGGTATTGGATAGACGAAAAAGAATGGAGTGATGATTACCCACCCCATATTATTTGGTATGCGCCGAACCCAGAAGACAAACGATGCGTATATACTGACGTTATGCTTGGCAATCACGT